ACATATCAATTTACTAGAGTTTATTAAAATGGAATTGGCTGAAGCTGTTGGTATTTCAAAACAACGTGAAGGTCAAATTTCTCATACAGAAACAGTTGGTGGAGTTGAGCGAGCTACATTACAATCTTCACACATTACAGAGTGGTTATTTAGCATTCATAATGATGTAAAGAAAAGAGTATTAGAATGTTTTTTAGAAACAGCAAAACATGCTATGAAAGGAAAATCTAAGAAATTTCAATATATTTTATCTGATATGACTGCACAGTTAGTGGAGATTGACGGGGATGAGTTTTCAGAAAATGATTATGGTATTGTTGTTGATAATTCACCACAGACACAAGAACTTGCTAGTAAACTAGATATGTTAGCACAGGCTGCTTTACAAAATCAATTACTAGATTTCTCTACAATTATGAAGATCTATTCAAATACTTCCTTAGCTGAAACACAAAGATTGATTGAGAAATCAGAATCTGAACGCAAGAAAGCTATGCAAGAAGCTAATGCAAGTCAAGCTAAAGCTGAAGAAGCTAAGTTACAACAAGCAATGGCAATTGAGCAACAAAAGATTCAAGCAGAAAGAGATTTGCAAATTTTAAAACAAGAACACGAAGTAAATCTTAAACGTATGGAAATTGAGGCTAAACTTATGGAATCAGTTTCTAGTAATTTTACTGAAGAATCAAAGGATGAGTTATTAGAAAAAATGCGTCAGTTTGATCTTCAAATGCAACTTGATAAAGAAAAATTAGACTTAGAAAAGAAAGTTGCAGATGATAATAAAGATCTTAAAGAACAAGAAATAGCAGTTAAGAAAATAGCTGCTAACAGAAAATCAACAACAAGTAAATAATAATATTATGATATTAACACTAGAAAGAACAGAATTAAATCCAAACTATACTATAGGTAAACTTTATGCAAGTGGTATAGCTATTTGTGATACTCTAGAAGACCCAGTTAGAGACTTAAATAAAAATGGGGTATTTGATAATGGAGAAAAGAAAATTTATGGTAATACTGCTATTCCTTATGGAACATATGAAGTTAAACTTATGAATTCCCCTAAATATGGAACTATTATGCCAAGACTTATTGGGGTTAATTCTTTTGAAGGAATTTTAATACATCCAGGTAATACTACTAAAGATACTTTAGGATGTATTTTACTAGGTAAATTAGGTTCAAAAGGAACTTTAATTAAATCTAGAATAACATTTGATGAGGTACTAATTATGTTAAAGAAAGCTGTAAAAGCCGGAGAATCAATTACTATCACTATAAAGTAATACTAACACAAGTTTAATATATAAATTTTAAATTTATATCACCTTATATAAATTATTTTTTATAGATATAAATTAATAAAATTTTTGTATTTTTGCAAAAATAACATTTAAAATATGGAAGATTTAAGTTTCGACAATATTGAATTTGGCAGCGAGGAAACTCTCTTTGATGACATTTCAATGATAACTGCACCTGATGGCGACGATGCAGAAGGTCAGAAAGACCAAAACACAAGTAAAAAAAATAACATCACCGAGCCGAATATAAGCACATTGTTTGATGATTCGGCAGAGAGCGTAGGTGAAGAAGATAATCAAGAGGAGGAGGACGACGAGTCAGTTAATACTGAGGAGAATCGTACCGCCAAAACATTTTATTCTTCCATAGCCTCAGCTTTAGTAGACGATGGAGTCCTCTCTTCAATTGATAAAGATTCTTTAAAAGGTGTAAAAGATGCAGAATCATTTGCAGAACTTTTAAAGAAAGAAATTGAAGGCCGTTTTACAGAGGAACAACAACGTGTGCGAACTGCTTTAGATGCGGGGATAGAGCCAAATGAAATTAGTAAATATGAAAAAACTTTAGAGTTTTTGAATAATTTTACTGAAGATACTATTGGGGAAGAATCCGACGAAGCAGAGTTACGAAGAAAACAATTAATCTATCAGGATTACATTAACAAAGGTTTTTCTTCTGAAAAGGCTGTAAAGGAAGTAGAAAAGTCTATTAATGCTGGGACAGATATTGAAGATGCTTTAGATGCTTTAGAAGGCAATAAAGTGTTTTATACTAAACAGTATAATGACTTGATTAAAGCTGAACAAACAAAAAAACAAACTGAAAACGAATCTCTAAAACAACAAGTGGAGACTTTACGTAAAGCAGTTCTTGAAACAGAAGAACCATTTGCTGGGTATAAACTTGATAAAGGAACTAGAGAATTAGTTTTAAAGATTGTCTCTGAGCCTAATACTAAAGGCAAAGATGGTAAATTGTACACAGCCATTACAACAATTTCAAAATGACAGCCAACTGAGTTTTTACACAAAGTTGGGTTATTGTATCACTTAACTGATGGTTTTACTAAAATTGATAAACTAGTAAAAGCAAAAGTTAAACAAGAAAAACTAAGTAGTCTGAAGGATTTAGAACATGGACTAGCCAACTCTCGAGTATCTGGTGGTTCACCAGTTTTCGCCAGTGGGGTGAGCTCTGAAAATGACTCTGAAACTTATCATGGTTTAGCCTTAGACTTGTAATATTTTTTTTTAAATAATTAATTTTTTATGGCAAATTTAAGTAAATTTCAAACAGTATCCTTTTCACATTGGAAAGGTTTAACTAAAGAAAACCACTTGGGGTCAATCTTTCAAGCTCAACCACAAAAAGCAACAGATTTGATGGTTCAATTGTTATCAATTAACCGTGGTAAAACTTTGGAAACATACCTCAGCAAGTTTCCAATCAAGTATTTCGACACCGAGGATGAATACACTTGGGATGTAATTGCATCTTCTAGACGTAATATTCCTATCGTAGAAGCAAGAGATGGTAACACAGGTCTTCCTTTAGAATCAGGTAATTATGGTGTTGGTAAAGAACCATTCTTCGTGGTATTTCCAGAAGATTGGTTTGCTGACGGCAACGTAATTGTAGGACACAAAAATGAGGCTTATCCTTTACGTATTTTAGGTGAAGCTAGAATGGAAGGAACTAATGCTGTTTACAAAGTACAATTAATGGGTGGTGTAACTACTGGGATGCCAGCAAGTGAACTTACAGCAGGTACTAGATTCAGTATTGATTACTCTCCAGTAGAAAAAGAACTTTCTAGAGGAGTTGGTGACATTAGATTCACTTCTCCTATTTCTATGCGTAACGAGTGGTCTCGTATTCGTATTAAACATAAAGTTCCTGGCTCTATGCTTAACAAAAAGTTAGCAGTTGGTATTCCTTTTATTGATAATGGTGGAAAACGCATGACACATAATATGTGGATGCACCACGTAGAATATCAATTGGAAGAACAATTCGCTGATGAAAAGAACAACCTTATCATGTTTGGTCGTTCTAACAGAGACTCTAATGGCGAATATACCGATTTCGGTAAATCAGGTAATGTACTAAAAATGGGGGCCGGTCTTCGTGAACAAATGGAGATGTCTAATGTAACCTATTACAATACATTCAGTCTAGAACTAATTGAAAATGCATTGTATGAACTATCTACTTCTAAATTAGATTTAAATAATCGTATTTTTGTATTAAGAACAGGTGAACGTGGTGCTTCTCAATTTAGTAAAGCTATTTTGAATACCGTATCAGGTTGGACCCAATTTACTGTTAATGCAGATGCTTTAGGGATGGTTCAAAAAACCTCTTCTCCTTTGCACTCAAATGCATTATCAGCTGGTTTCCAATTCACAGAATTTCGTGCTCCTAATGGGGTTATTGTAAAAGTTGAAGTAGACCCATTCTATGATGATAACGTTAGAAATAAAGTTATGCATCCAGACGGTGGAGTTGCTGAATCTTACAGATACGATATTCTTTATATTGGCTCAGCAGAACAACCAAATATTCAACTTGCTCGTTTAAAAGGACAAGATGATTATCGTGGTTATCAATGGGGATTTAGAAACCCATTTACAGGATCCATGAATAATCCTAATATGTCTACTGATGAAGATTCCGCAACATTCCATAGAATGTGGGTTGGTGGGGTATTTATCTTAGATCCTACTAGAACTATTTCATTAATTCCTGCAATTTTGGCTTAACACTAATGGTGGGGTAGTTAATTCTGCCCCACTATATCTTTAAATTATGGAAGAAATTATGGCGAAACAAATACAACAAAAAGAAGAAGTTCCTACAATTGATATGGGAGAATTAGATTTGAATTATGAAGAAACAGTAGTTGAGGTTAAAAATAAACCTTATGAAACTGCATTTCAACGTAGAGCTCAGATTAATACTGATAAATCAGTTGTAGTATCTTGTTTACAGAATAAAAAAATTATTGTTCGGTTTTTACCAAAACCCACAGTATTAGTGAATAACTCTAAACACGTATTATATGGTGGTTTAGCAGAAAATGCATTTAGAGAGTATGTAGTTCCTAGACTGGCATCTAATGGAGCTTTTGTAAATGTATTAACAAACGATGAAAAAACATTTCTTGAAGAAGTAATGCAATTGGAACCAAATGCATTATCTATTCATAAAAAAGAAGATAATTACTGGAAAGAAGTTAAGGTAAGACTTGGTAGACAAGATACTATTTTAGATCTATCAATACCAGTAGATTATATTAAATATAAAGTTTTGAAGGCTAATTCAGATTTTATAGCAAGTTCTTTAGAAGAGTTAGAAGAAAATCCTAAAGTTACATATCAATTTGTAATGATTTCTGAGGCTGATGAAAATAAAACTGGTTTGAAAAAACTATCATATTCTATGCAAGCTTATATGTTGTTAGGTCAATTAAAAGATGATGAATACACATTAAGAGTAATTGTAGAAATTTTAGAAGGAAAACCTGTAAGTAAAACTGTATCAGTTGAATCATTGTTAGCAAAAATTAATGATTATATTTCTACGGATACTAAACAAACTAAAACTTTCTTAACAATAGCAGAAGATAAGTTATTACCTACTAAAGTATTAATTAGAAAAGCCACAGAAGCTGGTATCGTTTCTAAGAGAGGTACTTTTTATTATTTAACTAAAGAGAATTTACCTTTATGTGAAAATAATGAAGACCCAACTTTAAATGTAGCTGCTAAATATCTTAATACTCCAAAACATCAAGAAATTAAATTAATGCTAGAAGCTAAATCTAATAATTAATGACAGCATCAGAATTCCATAATGAGTTTAATATATTGTATAACAATGTGATGAGCAATGCAGCTCCTCCATTAAATGTATATGATATTAGTGTTTTTCTTAGTCAAGCGGCTGAAGAATTAGTATTAACTTATTATAGAGGACGCCCAAATGAATTATTAAGTTTTGATTTAAATGAAGAATCAAAACAGGCTTTAGACAATTTAGTAAAATCATTTTCACAATTAACACCTGCTGTTATTGAAACATATGGAAACTTCACAGTATCTAGATTTAATAAACCAACAGATTTGTTTTTCTTGCTACAAGAAACAGTAGGCTTTAATTCTGAATTAACTTGTTATAAAAATAAAAGGGCAATTGTTAAACCAGTGGCATTAGACGATTTACATATGCTGTTAGATAATCCTTTTAAGCAACCAAATAACAAAAAAGTATTTAGATCTACATTTGGAAATGGAATTGAAGGAATATATTTATTATCTTCACAACCTGTAAAAGAATACAGAGCACAGTATCTTCAAAAACCATTACCAATAATTGTGGGGGATTTGTCTGCATATGGTGTTTCTATTGATGGAGAATATTTACCCAGAGACCCAGTTTGTAATCTTCCTAAACTTTTACACAGAACAATAATTAAAAGAGCTGTAGAGCTCGCTAAAGCAGCTTATTTAGGTGATTTAGGAACTGCTATAGCCTTAAATAATAGAGTACAATAATATTTTAAAAAATTTAACAAAATGAATTTTTCAACTAATCAAGTAAGACATTTTTATGTCCTAAAAAATAAAAAATCTACTGCTGCTGGATGTACCGCAGTTGGTGATTTCTGCCCTGAGTTAGTGATTAATGATAGTGGAAAAGCAATTCATATTGCTTATCGTGGATTTGGTGGTTTAACCCATACAGATCTTATCCCTGTAGCTAATATCAGACGTATCAATTTTTCTCCTTATGCTAAATTAAGAGAAGCTCTTCCTGCTGTAAAAGTTGGATGGACTTCTGCTGAAGTAACTGTAGGTAATGAATATCTATTAAATTTTAGATTTCCACAGTTTATTAGTTTGGCTATGGAAGAAGATTACACTAAATCAGTTAACTTTATTTATGTAACAGGAAGTACCTTTGGAACTCAGTTAAAAGCTGCTATTGATACAGCTTTTGCTAATGATCCTTATAACTTAATTACAGTTACATTAGATGAAACTGATAATAATGATCTACATATTATCATCACTTCCAACGAACAACCTTGGAAACGTGGTATTATGGAATCACGTACTAATAAAGCATTAGTATATGGTTTAAAAGAATATACCCCAGCAAGAGTACAAACATCTTGGGGAACAGTATCTGATGCAACTAATGTTGCTACAGGTTATATTAAAAATGGTAAACGTATTGCTGATCTTGAATACTTCTGCATGGGAGAAAGAGGTGATATGTATCGTAATGTTGGTTGGCCAAATGTTGTTGAAACTGAGTATGTAATTACTCCTACAGAAGCAAGAGTTGGTGAATATGACGTTATTGATATTCATTACTTTTATCAAGGTGAGGGTGTAAATAATGATTATTCAGAAAAAGTTATTACCTTTGTTGGTGCTGGCTTAGAGGCAGAAAATTATACTACTGGTGATCCATTGTTTGATTTAGAAGCTTGGTTGAGTACCAACAGTATTATCCCAACTGTAACTACTTCACATTTTGCTCCAGCATTTATGCCTCTTCCTACTGCATTGGCAGTTCCTTCTGCAACAATTACAACTACACAAGCAGTAGTTAGTTGGACAGCTGGGGATGTTGAAACAAAGTGGAAATTGGATTATAAATTAGCTTCTGCTTCCACTTGGACTACAGTAGATATAACCACTACTCCTACTAAAACAGTAACCGGATTAACAGCAGCAACTAAGTACGATGTTCGTGTAAGAGCTACTGATGGTGCTGGTAAATACAGTAATTATACAGCAGTAGTATCATTTACAACAGATGCTGCTTAATTATAAGTTTTAATTAAATACTAATTAGGGGGTGGGGATTTCCCTATCCCCTTTTTTAAAATATAAAACATGGATTTAGTACACGCAAAGACAACATTTAACAATGGGGTTTTAAATATAGTAGGAACTTTAGATTCACATTATGCTACTG